CGCCGCCTGTTAAACTAAAAGGTACTCTTACGATAGACATTAATAACTATTCCCTTTTTTACTTAAAGTCTGCCTTTAGTTCTGCATCAATTGCTGTTGAAGTACGTACACTATAAGAAAGAATATCAACAGCGGAAGCAGTTGTAGTAAGAGTTGGAGCAGTCCCACCAGCAAACTTATAAACACTATTATAAGCAAGAGTACGACTACCAGTTCCATCTTGGTATACATAGATAAGTCCTGTTTGTCCTGGTTGTGCAGGGGTCATTGCTTTTAAAGTACGATTACCGCCTAGAGTTACAACAAAGTTATTTGCGTTGCTTGAAGAAACTGCAATGCAAGCTGCATCTGTAAGAGTAATGATTGTACCTCGTGCTGCACCAGATACGTTTACAATATTATCAAAGTTTGTTACGCTAGTAAATGTTTTGGAGCCAGTAATTGTTGAATCAGAAGAAGTTTGAACATAACGAGCATCAGCAATTGAAATATCAGGAATTTCAGTTACGCTTGTACCAATATTTCGTGAAGCTCCTGTACCAAAAGCAGATCGTACAGAAACGCCATCGCAATACATAATTGCAGCATAACCTTGTGGAACAGCAGTACCGTCTCCACCAGCACATTTCATTGTAACAGAAAAGGCACCAGACGTATTGTTACGTACAAGATACTGTTTTGTTACAGAAGGAATGATAACATCTACACTTGATGTTAGTGTACCATGCAGTTCAAGAATTGCACTACGAGCTTGGTCAACAGAACCATTCTCTACACTAAGAGTTACGCTATCTGCTGCTAAAGCAATTGAGGTATATCCAGCAACAGCTTGGTCTACAAGTGAAAATACGTTGGAGTTAAGTCGGCTACCCCAAGTATTAGAGTTTTCACCCGTTGCTTGTTTCTCTAGTCGAATACGTGTGGTATATGTACTAGGCATTTTTATCTAGCTCCGTCAATTAAAGTATCACCACTTCCTGCGGGTGAAGCTACAGTTTCCATATCGTCTCTGCGATTACGTCTTGCCTCGTTAACAAGGGTCAGTGAGGCTCGTTGATATTGACCATCCCAAACTTGTGCAGCAGTAAAGTTTTTCATGTAATAACATGCCTCTACCATAGTAGCATAGAACAATGCATTAGCACAAAAGTTAGTATAGTAATTAGTTTGTTTTCCTGTACTTAAAGTAGAAGGTTGAACAACATACTCTAACTCGACTACATTAGCTGATGTAGGAGTTGGTACAATGATAAGTTTATCATTTCTAAATTTGGCATAATATTTAGGAACACCAACAGAAGAACGTACAGGCCAGTAATCTTCTGTAAATTCCTTTGTACGAAGAAGAAGTGATACACGGCTTCCACTTGAATTAATGTAATTAACATTCTTTACAATAAGTATATTGGAAGGCATACTTAAAAATGCATCAGAAGCAGTAAAGTTACTCGTAGCATATTCAGTTAATCCCTCTGAATCAAGTTCACGAGTTATACGATTTTCTGCCCGTCGAATAAAATCTGGAATAGCATTTACAAAATCTGTATCATCATTTTCAAGGGTGTCTTGAACTTGTGACACTAAAGTATTATAAGTTAATGCTGGCATTTACGCTGCCCTTCTTCTTTCTACTGTCCAGGTTTCCGTTGTACCGCTGCCTAATTCTCTAGTCCAACTTGCACTACCAGTTCCTGGTTCTCTTGTCCAATTTTCTGTTGTTGCATTTCCACGTTCAATAGACCATAAACCAAATCCAGTAGAAGAATTTACAGTAAAGGTAGCCTTTTGTCCTGTTAGAAGTACAAGAGCATTTCCAGTTACACTTACACTTCCTAAACTGTATTTAACTTGTTGGCCTGTAATTGGTACATTAACATCAACAACTGCTGTTGGAGTACCTAGTTCAAAAGTAGCTTGTTGTCCAGTTATCTCAACAGTAATACTAGCAACAATATCTACACTACCAACAGAGTAAACACTTTCTTGTCCGGTTGGTACTACAGTTGCACCAGCAAAAGTATCTACAGTTCCGAGAGAGTAAGTTGCTTCTTGTCCTTGAGGTACAGCGGCATGATCAATAACTACAAGAGGAGTACCGACTCCAAAGATAGCTTGTTGACCATCAATGCTAATTAAAGCATCACCAGTTACGTCAACTGTTCCTACAGAATAAGTAGCTTCTTGTCCTGTAATTTCAAAGATAGAACCGATTGTAACTACAACTGATCCTAAACTAGATTGTATTTCTCCTACTAAATCAGCTTCACTATAGGCAAAGTCACCATAACCCCAATAACCATACCCTTGTGAATTATTTAAAACAACGGTAGCATCCTGAGTATCAATTCCATACCCATAGTAACCATAAGGATTGCTGCCGTAACCAGCCATATATTATTAAGCTAAACGTACAATTGCAGTTGTAGCACCAGCGACAGGGAATTGAACAGTAAACGTACCATTTGTTGCTGTCTTATCACCACCAAAGTCTACAACAGCTACAGTCTTATTTGACTGTGATGAGTTATAAATTAGACAACCACGAGCCGTAAAGGTTGCACTTGTCCAAGATACATCTGCAAAGTCTACAATTGCTACACTACCATCTACAGTAACGTTAGTAACTGAAAGTGCTTCACCACCAGTTGTATAGCCATTACCATTGGCAATTTCAGCCGATGTAATATAAACAGATGTGCCATTACTTAATGAAGCTACACTGGAATAAAGAGCAATCTTAAATGTTGCACTTGTAAAATCATGTACAGCTTTAAGACTATCTTCTTTAAACCGAATAGCAATTCCAGATGAAATAGCCATTTTTATTTATTCCCTTTTTCTTATCTTTTATGATGTTGTAAACATTGTAATACTTGTTGGAACATAGGTTGTCATACTAGGTTGCCAAGTTGCATCTCCAGTTGTTGCAAGAACTGTATCTGGACGAGCATCTTTTAAAACAATAAAATCAGAAATCCTTGGTGACTTGTTTTGTGGATGGTTTACTCTATCAAATTGTCCATCAGATTCATCAGGACCAACTAACGTACCATCTGTTTCTTTTACTCTATCAGCGTACCGATAACGAAATCCACTTCTATCAGAAATAAACCAAGATTGTATTCTTCTTCCTGCCATTGTTTTAAACTCTAAAGAATGGTCTTATATATAAACTTTCTCTATCCCTGTCAGATTCAAAAGCTTCATTAAATACTTGATCGTAAATTTGTTTTAGCAGAGCTACACGAGAATCTGGAACTCCTGGACGTTTTAATGCCATTTTAAAAGCTAATCCTGCCGTAAGAGCAGGAAGCATATGAGTAGGAACATCTGCATTATATCGTGAACCAGAACTATCTTGAGTATATCCAAAATAGCGATAACGGAAAGTATAAGTAGCTACATCTGGTAAAGGCCAAAAATAAACAGTTGGTCCTGCGCTTGTAGTTGATTGAACAGCATACTGTAAGGGACGACCTGTTTGAGACTTATTTGGAATCTTTTCATATTCTTCCATAGTAATTCGACGCAGTTCAATGTCGGTACTATCAGAACGAATTGTTCCAATAATTAAATCAATTACATTACTTCCAGGTTGAAATGTAGTTTGACCAGTAGATAGTGTAGTTGTTCCAGTATCTGTTTTCCAAAGTGAATATCCACGGTTCTGCCATTCACGAAGAAGTAGATCAAGACTACGACGAGCCTCTCTTACATCATCACCAAGAGTTACTTCACCGCCAATTTGAGAGATAGCTTCTTCAATGATTTCATCAATTTGTAGATTAAAACTTGTTGTTCCTGAAGTAGCCATTTAATTAAATATAAGTTACAAAACCAACAACGTCGGTAGCTACGGAAACATAAACACCGTTATAGCATTTAATACCGCTTAGACCATTATAAGTATGAGTTACTTCTCCACTTGTGGGAACAGTTAAACTAAAACGACGATTACCTAAAGAACCGTCAGAAGCTAAATCATAAAAAGTAACCTCACCTGGAGATGCTGATTTATTAGTAAAAGTAAAACCGGAAATACGAACTGAGTCTGCAACTACAGTTCCAGTAGCGGTTACAACAACAGGGGATAATTGAGTTGACATTCTTTATTCACCTTTTTATTTATGAAAGGTAGGGTAGAGATAACTGCGAACAGCTATCCCTACCCCTAGTCTTTCAGAAAATCTAATGTTTAATCATTAGATATTTATTGATTAGACTTCAGCGCCAAACCACTTGCGCCAATCTGACCAACCAAAGCTATAACGCTCACGAGCCTTAAAGCGAAGGTTGCCGGTATCAAAGTCTGGCTCCATCTTGGTAGCAAGAGGTGCACGAACGAACATCTTGGAACCGTTTGGAACGTCAGTCTTTACGAACCAGTTGTTAGCATCAGTGAAGCGACGGTTTACATAGAAACCACCGGGGAATAGACCCATGTTACGAACTGGGTTGATATCGTTTGGAGCGATACCGGAGGTTGGATATGCAACAGTACCGTTTGGTAGACCAGCGGAGTGTAGAAGCATATCAGTCTCAAAAGCTAGTTCAGGTGGAATGTGGATTGAAACTGGTGAAGCACCAATTAGAATGCCACGATCATCCTTTAGCTTATGAATGGCAGTAACTGCTGTTTCAATGGTTGAGATTGAAATTGCAGAAGTACCAATCTTGTTGCTTTGATTGCCATCGCCAATGGTTGGGTGAGAGTCAGAAATTAGAGCCACACCGTCGCCACCAACATAGCTGGCAGAGAAAGCATTGTTAAAGGTGTTAGCAGCCTTAACTTGCTTGGTTGAAGCCATAGCACGAGCAAGACCCTTGGCACGAACCTTGGCGAAGGTGTCGTAAAGGTTGTCTTCCATAGCTTCTTCAGTGACAGCAAAGGCAAGAGCAACTGTCTCGTGAGTGTAACGAGAAGTGTAGCTTTCCTTAGCTGAGTCGTATTGTACGGCAGCGCCTTCTGATTTGGTTGGAGCTTCACCGAACATAGTGAATAGAACTTCTTCTTCAAAAGCCCGATCTGAATTTTCAATTTCGTATAGTGGTACATGCTCGTCTTCAACAGCACCATATTCTAGACCGAAAATAGCATTTAGGCCTGGGAGAAGTTCCTTTGAAATATCTGAACGATTAATAGCCATCTTTCATTCTCCCTATTAAACTGGCCCAACAACGCAAGCAACAACGTCATATTGTTGGTTACGAAGGATACGGACTTCTACCTTTGTAGCTGCATCGCCAAATGCATTATCAGGTTGCTCATAAAGAGCTACTGGGCGAACCATAGCAGTGGTAGCAACGCGAGAAGCTGCCTTAATACCAAAGCCGGAACGACCAGTGAAGGTGCTGCCTGCGCCTAGAGTTACATCAAAGTTTAGGGCAAGATCACCGATTGTTAGAGATGCATCAGCCTGTACAACGTAAGTTGAGTTAGGATCATCATCTACTAGAGCGTAAGTAATGCTGTCATCTGAAGAAACAGATGCAGGAATATAAGCAGCCCATACAGGTTGCTTAGAAGTCTTATCGACATATTGTACACCCATTAGTACGCCTACTGCATAGTCAGTAGTTGTGGTAATTGGAGTAACGTAACCACTGTCCATCTTTACTAGATCACCTTGGAACATTGCGGAAGCATTGTTCTGGGCAATTTGATAACGACTGAAACCAGTGGAGTTAGCTGCACTACCACGTTTGCGTGAAGGGTGAAAGCCGGTTAGGTTCTTAGTTGAACTCATTTTGGTTTCTCCTTTTTGTTTATTTTTTTAACTTAGTCTTTTTTTACAGAAAGAAACTAACTATTAATTAGTTATCAAAATCAACTGAACGATTACCTACAGTAACACGAGATTTACTAGCGTTAGAGATAGGCATACGACGATCCTGCATTGACATTAGACGTTGATTAATTGCTTCATTCATTTCGATATTTCGATCAATACCCCGTTGTTTCCTGGCTTGCCAGATGTCATGAGGAATTTTAGCTAAAGCAACATCACCACGAACAATACAATTTTGGAACCTATCGTTTTCCTTATGGTATCCATAACCCATTGTCATCTCTGGTACTTCATCGGAAGTTACGAACTCCCATCCTTCGTTAATTTTCTTACCAACTGACTTAAAATCTTCATCACCATTAATAAAAATTCGTAGCCATCCTAATTTGAAATTTTGGTCTAGGAAATTTTTTTCAATATGGGGAGGAATATCTAGCCAGTTTTCAGAGTCATAGTAAGTTCGTTGTTTGGTATCCCTCGTTGAAGCTTCACGAGCTTCACGAGTAACTGCATCATTAATTTTATTAGTCATTAGTTTCTATCCTTTATCACGCACGTTTAGTTTCAATAGTTGTATAATTGCCGTTAAGGTTATCTACCTTATGTTTTTCTGCGGCGTACCTGTCAAGTGGAATCCCCCATTTCTTAGCAAGGTCAACATCTCTTTGAGTTAACTTGACCTTATTACCTTTGGGAGAGGATTTACGTGATGTTCCTGCTACCACTTGAGACGGTTTTTTCGCATCCGTCCCACGATTAAATTTATTAGGTAGTTCTGCTTTAAGCAGCCTATCTATTTCATTATAAAACTCTTTTGTCTGTGGATCATAGCCTTCATTCTTTAATTTTTGATCCAAAGCTAAAGCAACAGTAGTTGCAACTTCATCTTGTCCAAACCAACTAGAATTATTTTCAAACCATTCTGAAGCAAGAGGGTCTAATTTTCTTTGTACTTGAGGCTGAGTTTGTTGTTGTTGGCGTTGTGCTGGACGTTGCTCTTCTTGATATGTTTCATACTGTTCTAATTCTTTTGTATATTTTGATTCTTCTTGTTCCCGTGCAGCCTCTAGCTGGGCCTTACGAGCTTGAATAATTTTAAGATCAGTCTTTGCATCATTTAAAACATTCTGTGCTTCTAGTAATTTTTCTTTTTCACCGTCATCATAGGCACGAAGATAGTTTGATTCTGCCATTCTGATTCGTTCATTTAATTCATTTTCACGAGAATATAAAGAAGAAATCTCATATGACTTTGTTGTTTGCTGTGTCTTAATAAGTTCTGAACGAAGTTTATTTAGTTCAGAAGACATAGCCTCAAGTTGAGCTTCACGTTCCTTACGTTGTTGAACAAGTTGACGAATACGTTTTTCAGCACCCTTACTGTTAATACCTTCTAGTTCTGAAATTTGTTCCTTTTCAGAAATTTCTTGTACATTTTCACTATTATCTTGTTCGTCATCTTCCGAAACAATCTCATAATTAGATTCATTATCTACATTAGGTTTTGTTTCTACCTTTTCAGTATTTTCAACCTCATCTTCTAAATCGTAAGATACTTCTGGTTCTTTAGCTACGGCAGCTTTCTTAGGATCAATACTGGTCCAACCACCGTTATCATTTTCTGTTGACATAAGTCACTCCTTTTATACGTAGGCAACGATACTACGAGTTACGCTGCATTAGCTGAAAGATTAAACATAATGTCTAAACTCTCTGGGCTTTCAACTTTCATGATTACTTGGTCATCAAAAATAAGTAGAAGGCGAACACCCTTATACATAAACTTATGACCTACATGCCGACCATATGCAATATAATCTCCCTCTTTACACCAAGGACCATTAGGAAACTTATTTTCATCTTGATAAGCACTTTGTCCTACAGCTAAGACTTTACCCACTGTAGTAAGGTATTTTACATCTTCTTGAAATTGATCAGGAAGAAGAATGCCGCCTTTAGTTTCCTTACGAATTGAAACAGGGCGAATGAGAATATGGTATCCAGGAAGTGCTGGAAGTGGATCAGGATCAGGTACTAGCTTTTCCGTAATCCAATCATCATTCTTAACGGCTCCACTATATTTAACGTTCTGCATCTTCTAGTTCATCCTTTAAATATCTATGTTTAAGATCATCAACAATTCCAATTAAAGTACTGATACCATCATGTACTCCAACTAGATAACGATAGTCATCGTATGATGAACAAGAGCCAGATGCAAGGTTATTTTTAACATTTTCTAAAGCAGTATCTAATTCTTTTTCAATATAAAAAGAATCAATTAGTTGACTAGGTTTCATTACTTTTTCTTTTTAGGTTTTCCCTTAGAAGCCTTACCTTGTTGTGGGGCAGTTTCTGGAAACCATTTGTTTCCACCCTTGCCACCAGCTTGCCATTCTTGTTTAATTGCAGCCATTTTATTTTTTCCTTTTTTTCTGTACGTTTCTTGCTTCACTCAAAGCAATAGCCATTGCTTGTTTTTTAGATTTTACTTTTGGTCCTTTCTTTGAACCAGAATGTAATTTACCAGCCTTATACTCACGCATAACCTTAGAGATTTTCTTTTGTCCTGGCTTGGTAATTTGTTGAGAAATATTTGATCTAGAAATTGCCATTTTATTTATCTTTCTGTGTTGTTTCTATTCCTGCATCTATCTCTTCACCCACATTGACGCGATTTCTTCTCCCTAGACGGTTTTTTCCACCTGAAGATTCATGTTCTGCAATAATAGGATATATTTTATTCCAATCTTTTTTCTCCTCAGTAGATAATTTTTTATACTTAGGGTCTGCTTCTATTTTTGGTTTTGTAGACCAACGTTCTAATCCATATTTGTCAAATATTCCTTTTCCAAAAGCCTTGTTAATATTATCATTAGTCATGAGTAATTCTCTTCGTTCAATTACAGACTTTTTCATAAAATCATTATAATCTACACCAATAGCTTTTAATTCTTTAATAATATTACGTATAGCTCGGTCTGTGTGCTTTCCCTTTTCGTTCAGTTTTGTAAATGAAGTTGGATCGTCTTTATCTCTTACCCATTTATCATTAATTTGTAAAAGTCCTAAATCAAGGGAAGAAAGTGCGTCATACCAAGGCTTCCAATTACTATTGTAAGCCTTTTCATATTCATACAAATTTTTAACATCTCCAGCAGGGGGCTTTTCCATTATATAATCTTTTACAGTATCTAGATTTAAAGAATCGCCTTCACCGGCTTGTTCTATAGTTTGATTTTCTTTTACTAAATCAACCAATTCAGAAGGTAACATTTTTTCTAAAGTAGGTCCACGAGTAATATCTGAATCAATTTTTACTTCTTCTTGTGGAAGATATGTTTCTTCTAATTCAGGTACATAAGGAATTTCTTGTTCTTGTTGTTCTTTCAAAAGAGTATCTACAAAATTTTGTAACTCTGGGCTAAGTTGAACATCTCCACCTTTAGCAAATTGTGGAGTAAGGTCTACTTTTTCTTTTAATTCTTCCACGCTAGTTCCTGTTTCCTTCATAAGAAGTTTCATGACTTCAATAAGGAACTTATCATCACGATCTTTTGTTTTGTTAGTATCACCAGAACGTAGCTTGGCTAGTTTTTCAGCGGCTGAAATCTCTAGATCATCACGTTGAAGATCAAGCTTCTCTTCATCAATAGCAATCTTGGCAGCAGATTGTAGAGACGATAGTTTCAGTTTTTCTTTTTCTAGGTCTAGCTGTTGCCGTTGTAGTTCAAGGGTCATACGCTCTAGGTCTTCTACAGTACCCATCTCAGCCATACGTTGATTGTTTTGTAGAATTTCTTGAGCAGCACCTTGAGTGATTGCAGAAATAGCAGATTCATCACCAGAACCAGCTTGTTCAACACCGGCACGAAGCATACCAGCCATTTGTTCTTCATATTGCATAATCATATGGTCACGAATATTTGCTTGAAGAATTGGAACGACTTGTTGCATTAGTGGGTCTTGCCCAAGTGTAGGATCAGCAATAAAAGATTGTTTTACAATAATGTGAGATTGATGATCTTGACCTGGAAAAGCTTGAATAGGTTGTCCTTTCACAGCTTGTCGAATATCTGAAACTGGATCAAGAGGCTGTGGTTGAGGCATATCAGGATTAAGGAACCTATTTGGATCAGTGATATTCAAAGCCTCTAGAATTGTACGATTAACTTCCTTCATGTTGTACATACCAGCAGGAGATTGAGAAGCTAGTTGTAAAACAGTTTGTGCCATTGCAATACGATGGGCAGAAGAAGGAACGTTTGGATCAGATACAGGAATAATATCAATACGACCATCAAAGTCTGCTTTAAAGATTTGACCTGTAATCATAGGAATATCAAAAGGATATTCATTTGGCAGATAATCATAGTTAATACGAGCTAGAATTTGAAACTCGTTACGTTGGCTATGATGCAGACGTTTATGGATTGCACTAAAGAATTTAGTAGAAGCTTCTAGTAGAGCAAGTGTAGTACCTACTGGACCATAGTTAGTAGAATCAGCTACAACTTGTTCCGTTGTATCAGCAAACTTTTGACCAGTTGCAGATACAAAATTAAGCATTTGCATAAGAGTATTTGATGGCTCTTTGTAAGGCAGAGGAATAATAGCTTTGCTAAGATCAACACCAGTTGCTTCTACTTCTCTAAACTCGCCTGGAGCAATAGGATCGTTTGCACCTACAACTCGTACACCACGAGCTTTAAAACCACCAGGAAGATTTGCGAATTGACCCGCATCAACTAGGTTTCGCATTGCAGCCGTAGCTGTGGCTGTAAGGTTTCCAAGAAAATGGATGTAGCCTAGACCATAAAAACCAAAGCCAGGAACAAACTTATAATGAGTGAACCAGCAAAGTTTTTCTTTTCTTTCATCACTTTCTCTCCAGTTACGACGAATTGAAAGAACAGTACGAGAATCAAGATCAACAGTAACAATATAAGGAAGTGCTACTGTAATTTTATCTTCTTCTCCCTCATTCTCATTTTCTTCCTCAATCTCCAAATAACAATGATGTTCAAGAAGAGTATATTGTGGATCACTTGTATAGTTTGGAGACATACCAAGAATAGTATCCATCTTCTTACGAAGACTTGTTGGAATTACTTCTGTAGGTTCTGGTAATTCTGAGTCAGTATAGTCTGGCAGACCATAGAATCCAGTAACAATATCACGCTTTAAATCATTTGGACTGCGATAGATAACATGAGTATATCGGTCTGCCTTACGTAGATCAGGAGCATTATTTGAAACAACAAATTGATCAATAGTTACAAACTCAGAAACGGGACGTTCTAAAGAAGGATCATAGTAAATCTTTTTAAATGCAGAACCAAAAATTGGTAGATGGAACAACATACGTTCCAGTTCATCAAAATATTCAGGCATTTGGTCTGTTAGCTGATAATTCATAAAGTTCTGAACACGATTAGCTTGTTGCTCCTTTTCAGGAGTGGAAAGACCAACAACTTGAGCCTTTACTGGACCTTTTGATGGAAATAGTTCTTGAATAGCTTTTGATTGAAACTTAACGGAAGATTCAATAATAAGAGGATGAACGGCTGTGCAAGCACCTTCAAATGGTTCAGAAGCTTCTTCTAGTTTTAGACCAAGAAGATCAAAGCCACGTTCAAAAGTATCTTCCCAATCTGCACGGCTTTCACGATCTGCTTCATACTCGTCAATTACTTTGTTAGCAATTTCTTGAAGTTCATCTTTATCTAAAGAAAAGATTAGATTCTCATAATGATCATAAGTTAATTCTTCCATAAGCTCATGAAGATCACTCTCAACATTATCTTCTTCCATTTCAATTTCTAATTCAAAAGGCTCACTACCAGCCTCTACATTAAAATCAATAATGTTAGAGTTACTTCCTTGTTCTGCAAAAGGATTACGTTCAATAGCCATGATTTATTTCTTTCTAATCTTTTAAATTCTTTTTACCAGCATTTTTAGTTCTACTAAAAGACCTATTCTTACTTGCTGGTTTGACAGCTAAATTTTTACTTGTAGTTTTGCCGCCAACGTGATGAACATCATTTCCATCACCTTTTGAAACTTTACCTAAACGAAGCATCTTCCGTCTGGCGTTATTACGCCTAGCACGATCTTTTTTACTTTTAGATTGAGACTGATATTTACCCTCACCGTTTTTACTGTAGTCTCTTTTGTAATTAGGAGAAGATGGCATTAGCGGCATCTCCAACGTTTACGAGCTTGCCGTAGACGGCTATTAGGGTCTTTTGCTGCACTTGGAAACTTCTTCATTTGTCCTTCTGATCTGGCACAAAAACTCTTACGCCGTTTAGCACGTTTACCAGTTGGATTAGCTTCCGTAACGGCGGTTTGTAGTTTACTTCCTGGGTTTTGGCGACGATACTTTGCAACACCTTTAGCAGTTAATCCTGCACCTTCTTTAGTGGGACGTTTATCTCCACTACCAATGGTCATGCCTTTCATGCCCTTACCAGTTTGCTTACGTGCCATCTATTATTTTCCCTGTCCACGATACTTTTTGTAAGAACGTCTTTTACTTTTATTAAGATTACTTCTTTTAATCATAGAAGAATTATTTCCAATAGTAGTCTTTTTTCGTACTGGAATATGTTTAATCTTTAAACCAATTGTACCTTTAGGAGCTTTAGCCATTTTTTAAAACTACTTCTTTACTTTCTTTTTAGCTGCTGCGCTTAAATCTTTATAATGAAACACTTGTTTTGATGACTTGCTATGTGTAGCACCACTGTGAATTTGACCATTCATCTTATGTGTTTTACCGGAATACTTAGTCCCGTTCTTAAAATAATGCATTACATTAGCAGCCATTATTTTACCTTTCTATATTTTTTTACTTTTTTAGCAATACGTGATGGCTGTTTTACAAATTGCTTACCAGACTTTGTTCCTTCTCGCTTTGCTTTAGTTGTAGCAGCATATTCTGAAGGTGACAATGCTTTTATAGCAGAAGAAGGTAAATATCTTTCTCCAGTTTCACCAGAAGGTTTACCAGACTTGGTACGCCATTTCTGTTTAGTCCAAGCTTTTAAACTTTTTTGACTTTTTTTAAGAGCCATTTTTAACTCTCATTTTTAATATAAATTATTTCAAAGTCAGCAGAGACAAAGTTATTAGACCCTGAACTATATGCTCGTGCCTCAATATCAGTTTTTTCTGAAAAAGCTACTGGTACTTGAAAAATAAAAGGTACTTCACCACTTTGAATAGTTATCTTTGCAGAGGTTCTAAATACACCACCAAAGGGACGTTGAACAAAACGAGCGACAAGATACTGGTTTGCGTTTGGTGTGCCTGTGCCTAAATTACTTTTAAGAATATAACCAGTATATCCCGCTGGAACAGTC